AGCATAGTGTTCTTCTTCACTAACTCCACCAGTCCATAGTTCTAGGCCGATACCCAGTCTCATGCAACATCTTTTAATACCATCTGATACAGCAAGTTTAAGCAACTCACTCTCTGTAATATTTCTATTGAGTGCATTCATATCTACATCACCAACTTCTTGTATAGTTTGTTCTGTAGCTTTGATATACAATGTACACTTTGCTCCAATAATTGCATTGTCTTTGCCTCGTACTACATCGTATGTAAAGTCGTATCCACCAGGTATCACATCTACTAATCTTTGTGTATAGATATGATGAGGTACATACGAACCGAACTTACCTTTAGGTGCAGGCTTAACTACATCCTTTGGAAAGTCCTTAATTAATTTCTTTTGGGTTTCTTTATCCATTTAGATTTCCTCCATTATTTTATATACTCTTGCTAAAGATACTCCACATATCTCTGCAATAGTCTTAACTTTTACGCCACTGTTTAAACAAGCAGTGATGTATTCTTTCCTTGTGTTTCGTTTTTCTTCTAGCATTTTTTGCAATCGATTAATCTCATGCTGAATGCCACGAAGATTATTCGTTGCTAATACTGTTTGCTCCAATGTCAATCACCTCACAATCTTCTATTTCTGTATTTACAACTTTGCAACCAGGGATACTTGTTATATATCCTTTAAGAAAGTTCTCTCTTTGCTCTGCTGTTCTATCTAAACTTTCATCAACAAGAACTTCTATTGTTAAAAGTTTATTCTTCTTCTGCTCCGCTTTCGGCATTTTTATTTCCTCCTACTAATTGTGTATCGAATGCTATGGCGAACTCATCTAATAATGCATTCGCTTTTTCTGCATTCGGTGCTTTTATTTTACCAAAATAAATTTGGCTACCTCCACAAGCATTTGCTAATTGAATAGCCCAATTTTTAATACTTGCGGGGTCGTTGAAGTCAAGCCCAGGGCTTGGCATATTGCCTCCTCTTCATTTAATTACTTGCTTAAACTGGTTCTATTACTGTTTGGTAAAGTTTTACCATAAAATAATTTGAACCTGTGTCTTTGAGTTCACGAACTTTGGCCTTAGCCTCATCCTCATTGTCGAACTCCCACATCATGACACTGCTGTCAAAGATGCTTACACTTTTCACAATGTATTTCATACTCATAGTTTAACCCTTATTGAAAATTAAACAAGCATTGATTGCTATTCATCTGCTTGTTTAAACAGCCTGCTGTTATGAACTCTCTCATCACTTTCGGCTTTCAATTTTTGTCTTATAGTTGTATGATGTGTTTGAGTGCCACCTCTTTTCTTTGAAGTGGCTCTTCTTCTTTGTGCTCTATTCGCTCTTACCATTTGTATCTCCATTTCTTTGGTAGTCGTATGGGCTGTACCCATACAACTTCCAAAATGTTATATCGAATATTTTCCTGGCATATTTATAACCTATCTTCTCTGTCCTGGTCTGTCTTTTGTCTAGCCTTTCCATTGCATACAAAGAATAGTTATTAAAGTATTTATAGAATTGGGTCAACATTTTGCTCCACCTCCACTGCTTTTACTTCTAGTCCATCTTGTAGCTCTAACACAAAACCTTGGTCTGTATTATTAACAACATCAAAATGTTGTAACACAGTAGGTCTGTCTAGTTCTTTTGTTGTTTGTCTTTGAATAGCTTTGTCTTTACTATCGAACATTATCCATCTAATTTCACCCTGCTCGAATGATTTTAGATTAAAGTCAAAACATATAGACACCACTTTGGCATCTGCTATTTCTTTATAATGGGCCATCATCTTCCTCCTCTAAGAGTATCTTGTTGATAGCTCTTTTAATTATTTCTTCTTGTTCTAGCTTTAGTCTTTTGTTTTCTCTCTCTAGTTTTAGTTCTGAATACATAATCCACAATGTCATTACTGCCATCGTGCATAGTCCTCCGAACATGAACATCAAGAGAAGTCCTTGCCAACTAAACATTATTTCTCCTCTCTTTTAAATGTAGTTTCATTAGTTTCATCTACTAAATCTACCCATGCTACATAACCACCTAAAAAGTTGCTTACTTCTTCAAGTAATTGTTGCGGGCTTTTTAAGCTAGGGTTATTTTTATCTTGTGTGTATGCATGTATAACTAATTGTGCCATTATTCCTCCTTGTTTAAACAATGAGATTGACTGGTTCACTCGAACCAGTCGTTCTCACCATCACCTTCTATTACATCGATACTAAGTATTTCCTCTTTGGTTTGTTTAGCATCGTTCTCATTACACCATTGAGACATGAACCTATTGTGTTCGTTCTCTGCATCTTGTCTGCAATCGTACAGCTCATTGTCTGTCATTGGGTAATCGTATTTATAGGTCACTACCTTTGTAACTTGAAAGGTAATTTCCTCATTTTTTGCTTGTGTATCTGCTTGTTCTCCCAAACTTAGCTCCTTTACATTCTTGTGATAACACGAATGTGTCCCACTCTTTTGTTGCTTTGTCCCCATCAACACTTCCGATTTCTTTTGCCTTAGCTATTGCTTTGGTCAAGCTCTCGAATGCACTTGGGTGAATAAGAACTTTCCTGTCCTCATCCTCATCGTATCCATCAATGTGAACTTCTAGCCATACACTGTATTCATTTAGCGTATAACCTGCCCCATCTTTTATCTCAATTAATTTTGGCATGTTGCCTCCTTACTTTTAGTGCCTTGTTTAAACAGTTAGTCAAGCGGGGAAGCAAGGCAATTCTTCCCCGAATGACTTTGTATGTGCTATCTACCGCTCATACTTACCTCCTTCTCTTCGGTCATGTGAAGAGAATTTGGCTTTCCCTGTTGGGGTTAGTTAACTACTTGGTTGTGTGTTACATCTCTAAGTAGTCTGATAAGATTATTAAATTCTTTGCTCTTTAAATAATCTAATACTGGTTGAAGAGTTGTATCTTCTAGCCATGTTCTTTGGAATGGAATGTCAATAAGTTTGATTTGTTTGAAAACAAAATTGTCTTCTAACTTACCTTCGTTTGCATCTAACCTACTTCTGTCGATGTAAGTTACTACTGCTCCAAAGTATGGGTTAAGCTCATCTGTCTCATTGTCATAATTCCATGTTATGTTATCTATACCTAACTGTCCTGTACTAGCTTTGCTGATAGTCTGAACATAAATTTCAAGCATCTCCTCGCATCCATAATGGTTGCAATGGTGATTTATTTCCTTGATTTCTAGCTCTGTATCGCTCTCGCTTGTTAGTACTGTATCGCTAAACACCTCGCTAAAGAACCTAACTTGAACCTCTTGGCCTTCTCTTAGGTCATTCTGTCTTAGTGCTGATAAATAACCAGTCATTAATTCAAGGTCTTTCTTGAACTGTTCTGCAACTTGCATTGCATCATCTCTTGAATGGTCGCTCACTTTGCCTCCTCGTTTATTGTTAAGTACTTATGTACTCTTGACTGCGTTGCTACTAAAGTATCTACTGTTTGTAAACTCTTTAATAACTCCTTTGCTTTTATTTTGTAATACTGTCCATCACTTGTTTCACACCATACCGAATTATTATTTCGGCCATCGCTAGTCCATACACGAACAATATCTTTACCTTCTACTATTCCTTCTATCATTCTTCCTCCTCTTGTGTATCTTCTACTTCTACTATTTCATCTACTAAATCACTACCACTTAGACTTAGTACATGGTCTTGTGCATCTTCTAATGATGCCTCATTTACTTCTATGACTACTCTATAAATTGCCATATTGCCTCCTATACTCTCTCTGTAATTAATTTTAATTTATTAATTACTTCTTCTATCGATGCATCTACTTGCGATGCATCTGTATCTATCATTAATATTTCTTCTGAGATACAATCGAATAAATCTCTGCTGATTTTTTCTTTTGTATATCTCATTCCGATTTCTACTATTGTGTCCATCGTGCCTCCTTTATTTCTATTGTGTAGTAATTATCCTTGTGATAACTACTATAAACCTCACTGTTTAAACAATGAGGTCTAACTAGTTACACTAGAATGGCGAACCATCGGGATAATCTTCTTTAAAATTTCTTTCAAAGTTTCTTTCCCATTGGGCGAACTCTAATACTTCCTGCCTCTCTGAACTAGATAGCTCACTAATGCTCACAATTTCGTGGTCGTGTGCATTGTGTCCACTCTTAGCCATGTTGGCGGGTAGGTTATCTGTATAAACGAAGTCTGTTCTAAAATGCTCCAACTTGCATGCTCTAGGGTTTGGCCACCTGTACTCGGTAGTTATTCCTATCTTTGCTTGTTGGTTAGTCCATATTTCGATTGCATCTGTTGCACTGTCTGCATTGACTTTAAATACATCTGTATAATTACTAAAGATGCATTTTGCTTGGATGATATAGATATCCATCTTGCCTCCTCTGATTGTGTACTTACCTTGTGTAAGTATCTTTGACAGCTCGCTGTTTAAACAAGCTGTCTAAGATATCTACTGATAATCTTTGCGTAGTCTCTCGGGTAACTCTACAACTGTAGAAGAACCGCAAGCCATGCATCTAAAATTGTCTCCAACTTTTTTGTAGACTGCAATGGATACTCTCGCAATAAGTCCCCATCCTTGTGCTAAGGATTTGTCGCTAGCACCTGGGCAAGTCTCTGCACCTGTACAGCGAACCGCAACTGTAGTTGAACCCTTGCCTGTCATGTCTTCAACCATCTTTGCGTGTGGTAAATAACCTAACTCTTCGATGAAGTCTTTGACTAACAATGTGAACCCTGGGCCTGCAACTGTAGCTGTCGGCTTACCCTCGGCTCCTAAATAATTCTTGATTATTCTTGCGAACCTTGGGCCATGGCCTGTACCACTTGGCAACATTGCATGAACAACTTCATGGGCAACTACCTGGGCGGTCTCGATACATTCAACAAGGTTGCTCGCACCTAAAGTAGGTTTGATAAAGATTTCTCTAAAGTTACCTCGTGAATGATTTTCGTAGTGACATATTCCGATTGCTGAACCACCCGCACCATTCGGCATAAAACCGATGGATAGTTTGATATTTTCTCTCGCTACTGCGGGCTGATACTCTTCTTCTACTTTGTTATAGATGAAGTCTGCAACTTCGTTAAGCCACTGCTCACGATTGCCTTCGTAAATTTTACAATGGTCTTCGTGTACTGGATTTTCTGAAAGTAATTCTTTCATTTTGCCTCCTATATTTTTTGTGTATATGTCAACATTAATTGAATAATGTCGGATAATCAATTATTGATTACCATAAACCTCACTGTTTAAACAATGAGGTCTAGCTAATCACTTTTAATTAAGATTTAACCACCTTGGGCTTACATTATATTTCTTGCCTTCGTATTCACCAGTTAAAACAACTCCTACTGTTTTTGTATTAACTTTTTCTACGATACCTGGATATAATTGGCCACTCTTAAAAGTCACTACAACATTGTCACCAACTTTATATTTAGTAACTTCTGATTTAGTGTTTCGGTTCCATTGCTCTCGCATTGCATCCCAAACAACTTTTAAATCTTCGTTGTTGTCAATTCTTCTAATATCATCGATTAACCCAGTTAGGTCATCTCCGATTGTGTTTAAATTAATTTCTTGCATTATGCCTCCTTAAATAGCGGTAACTATTTTATATAATTACCTATGAGGATGCTTGTTTAAACATCCTCTTAGCTAATTAGATATTTTTGCAATATTCCATTTCAGTTTGCAATTTTAATTGCTCTCTAAGTTTGGTTATACTTTTGTTCTCTGTATGGTAATTGCTATCTTCTAAAGCGATTTGAAGAACATCCAAAATATCTTGGCCACTCCACTCGCATACTTTAGATATTAGAGAACCCATTTTGTGTTTGATTGCATCTAATTTCTCTTGCTCGATTTGTGCCTCTGTAATTTTGTTTTCTTCGTTTAGTTGATTTACAACCTCGCTAAGTTTTGCCATTTTCTTTCCTCCTCTAGTAATTAATTTTATAATTACCATAGAACACACCGAAGGGGGTCCAGTGTGTTCTAGCTAATTACCCTTCGTAATCAGTGTTATTAATAACAATCTGAATAATTGCCATGTGTAATTTTTCAATCGTTGAAGGATGAGTGTCCTCCAATTGTGTCTCCAATTCGTTTAATATTTCTTGTGATAAATCACTTTCAAAATTATCGGGATTGTTGAAAAATTCCATAGCTCTTTTTCTTAACAATTCTTCTTTTTGTTCTTCTGTTAGTGCCATTTTTTTACCTCCTCTAAAATTGCACCTGGCTAGATGCAATTTATAAAGGGGGCTAGAAAGATTGTGCGGGCTGTCTGCTGTTGCCCCCCTTGCGTAAAGTTGGCCGAATATCGTTGAACCCTGGGGGATGCTAGTTTGAGACTATCGCTTTAGCGTTTTACCTATTTTCTGCGGTTTCCTTAGCTTGGATTTTTCGCTCATGAGGTTGGATTTAGAAGGTTTCCCTCAGTACCCTTGCGGGCTTAGCCTAAGCCTGGTTTCATCCCTGGCATCTCGTTTTCGGCTAAATCATTCTTTGGGCTGTATCCTGGGGCCTTGGCCTCGTTCCAGGGATTTAGTTGAAACACCCTCAAAATGGTTTCTGTCCTTGCTCATCTTCCGATTTCTTTCGGGGTATCCCCTAGAGGTTCGGCCCTCTTTCTGTCTGTGTATATACCCCACATTAATATTCATATTTTTATATGTCAACAACTGTTGAATAACTAGAGAAAAAATATTCCTAATATCCCCAGTGTTTATAGGCTTATTTAGAGTGGGAAAAAAAAACTTAAAAAAAAATAAAAAAATTTACAGAATTTAGACACAAAAAGAGCCGAAGACTTTTTTGCTTGTGAATTGTTTCACAATGTACGCACCTGGGTTGGGCGGGTATGTTCTAGGTTTGCCATCGTGGGGATGTTCTCTCTCTGACTGGGTTAGGATGTTGAAACCTGGGAAGGAAGTTAGTTGTAAAACATCCTGGGGGTATTTGTTTAAATTTCTACTATAGGGTTATTCAGACTGTTTAAACAATTAGTAATAATTGGTAAATATTGCCATATTCTAGATACAAAGAATAATTAAATTTTGTGTGAGAAAGCCAATATAAACAAGGTAGAGGTTTAAGGTTGACCCCCTCATTATTATATGTGTACCCTCTAAGAATATGCTGTTAACTACAAGTAAAAAGACCTCTGTTTCTTTACTAGCTAGTTATTACTGAATAAAGATAATAAAAGGTTCTTACCCTGTGCTACGCCCTCCCAAACCGAATTAACTCCATATCGTAGCAGTTAAACAAATGTAGAATAATAGGCTTTTACCCTAGTTACCATGGTCAGGCAAGTCCACTTACATTTGGTTCTTATCGTATAGATTGTTCTAAATGCCTGCAATCTATAGTGTTTGTAATATTCAACTATACCATAAAATAAATATAGTAAACTTATTTAGGGTAGTTTTTTTTTGTAAAGCCTCCTTACTTAAAAATCTACCCCATTAAATCTACGATGTGTTATACTTCAAGTAGATTGGAACTATATAAACCTTCAAAGTTTATTCATTAGGTCCTCCTTTCTATTGTGTATGTTAAGTAACAGGCCTCGGGCAACCGAGGTCTTTACTTTATGTTATAGTTTCTATAATGGATATTTACACAACTGACTGCGACATTTGTTGGCACCCTTACTGGGAAGATGAATTAATAAATGGAGTTTGCCCTGGATGCCAGGAGTTTGCAGAAGAAGAATAACTTATTATACTTATTGTATAATCATATCGATTTCCTTTCGTTTGATGAGATTTGGTGGAGGTTCTTCACTCGCCTCCACTAAGTCAAAAAAAAAATTTTTTTACGCCACCTAAAATCTAATTAATAATAATATATATATACCTGGAAAAGTTCCAGGGAGTTGCGTAGAGGTACGCAATTAGAAAAAGAAAGAGCTGAAAATCATAAGACAATTTGTGTGTTGGTTGGTTTAAGTTAATTCATTTTCTTTCATAAAGTTAGGATTAGGTGCGAGGACCTACAAAGGCTAAGGAAAAGGGTTGCAAGACCTACCCATAAGTGATGGTAAAACAACTGCCTAAACTAACTCACGAACAGTATTGGACACACTGTACGACAGAACTCCACTTCGGTGGAGTTTTGTGTTATTATTATGACATGCCTTTAGCAAGTGGTAAATCAGATGACATAGTTGCAGCTAACATTAGAAAGTTGCGGTCAGAAGGTTATCCATATAAACAAGCAGTTGCAATAGCAATGCGTAAGGCAGGAAGGAAAAAATTATAATGCCAAAAGGAATTGGATATCCAACTGGGATGAAAAAAGCTACTAAGAAAAAATCAGCTAAGAAAAAGAAAAAATAATGGCCGAGTACCAGGGTAAAAAAGTAACTTTAGATAAACCTTCACGAATACAAAAAGGTGAACCTGGTCATGGTCGTAAAAAGTTTAAGGTCTATGTTAAGGATGGCGACAAAGTTAAGAAGGTAATGTTTGGCGACCCTAACATGGAAATTAGAAAAGATAATCCCGAAGCAAGAAAATCATTTAGGGCTAGACACAAATGCGATACAGCTAGTGATAAAACTACTCCTAGATATTGGTCTTGCAAAATGTGGTAAGGAGATACAATGGGTGGCAGAAATGCAAAACCTCCTTGGGACAAAAAAAATCCTAAGAAAAATTCTACAAAGCTAACACCTCAACAAAAAGCAAAAGCTAAAAGAAGAGCAAGTGCAGCAGGTAGACCATATCCTAATTGGGTAGATAACTCCTGGGCCACAAAACAATAAAGATATTTTGATAAAAATAAAATGCCCTAAATGTGGTATTCCCTTAATATACGATATTGAAAGGGATAAAACGACTTGTTTAAACAAGCAGTGTGGAGGATATAAAAAATGAGCCAATTAAGTGAAGGATTAGACAACTACTGGGATAAACAAATTACTAAAGGTAAAATTTAATATGTTTATTTATAAAAATAATAGTGCTTTAGCTAAAAGATTATTACAGCATTTATTTAAAAATCCTTTAAATGTATTGTTTTATGTAAAAAATCTTATATTTAATAATTACAACACACCTAAACAAATTAGAGTGTTTCAATGTTTTATGTGTAAGGAGAATTTTGTTTTTCCTTTAACAAGTAAAGATTATACAGCTTGTAATGATTGTTGGAAAAATCTATAATGACTAAAGTTAAACTTTGTTACGCACAATCTTGTCATAATGTTTTAAAACCTCCTGCTCGTAAATTCTGTTCACCAAAATGTTCTAAATCCTATCACAATAAAAAATATGCAGCACAACAAAAAGGTGCAGTGTACGAACCTGAACATGATGGTAAACCTGTTGCCGAACCTAATGTACAAAAGCGTAGAGGTGAAGTGTATGAAAAACTTGTTGCTAAAGATTTAGGACCATTAATTTTAAAAGGTGATTTGAAAAAACAAGATGCAGCAGATTTATTAGGATGTTCAAAAGCTGCTTTGTCTTATGCCTATGCCGCTTGGATAGAAGATATGGAGACAAAAGAGAGAGCAGAGAATTGGACACTTCCTGCTAAAGCAGAGAAGTCATTAGCTGACTTTA